TACTTTCAAAGTACCATTGCCTGTATCCTTGATATCTAGGATATTTTGCTTTAAATTTATAAGTACCTGGTTCTAATTCTTCTACTAAAATAACCCAATTATGTCCATTAGTTGAATTTGTAGAATCTATAATTTCATATACACCTGAGTCTTTTAATTTTTGTATTTCCATTGGTTGATTTGTATTACCACCTGCATCTGAAAATATAGTGCCATATGAATAAAGTTTGCATTTTTTATCTATTTTAAATTCTATTTCATTATCTCCATATGCTGCATTAAAAAGAACTCCAGTATTGTAATCTTTATCAAAAAGTGCAGTATGAGAATTTACAAAGCGACTTGATGCCTCAGTTTTATGATTTAACACTGTAGGAATCACTTCTTTTTTAAAATTTTTATAAAAATTAAAGTCAGAAGATATATCCATCTAAAAATCATCTCCTTTATATTTATTTTAAATCTATCATTTATCACAATTTCTAAAATAAAAACTGAGTGTCCAAAATAACACTCAGCTAATAATTAATTTTAATATCTCCACTAAACTTACATTCTACTTGCAGTAATGTGTTGCTAGCATAAATTACCTCATACAAGTCTTCTTTAACCTGTTTCCATCTTCCAACACCATCATATTGCAAATCAAGTTTATCTAGCTCTTCTATATCTGTTATACTGTCCATGCTAAATAAATAAGCAAACCTTATCTTTTTAGTAGTAACTAATTCATTCCAAAACACATCATTAATAGCATTAAAAGTAGCAATATTCATCCCATTTTTCATTACATCATCTATATTTAAATTAACATCTAGCCATTTTTCTCCACTAAATGTTTTCCATATGTTACCGCTATCTACACTGCAAACTATTCGTATATTGTTACCATTAGCAGTTAATCTGAAATAGTCTATATGATCTACATTACTTAAATTCATATCACCTTTTGGAATAAGTAAACGATCAAATGGGATAGCCTTTGTCTTTAATTTTTGAATAACTCCATCTTCAAATGTTTCAAAGCCTTCTATTTTTTTAAATAATGTTTTATCTACATTAACACTATATTCAGTAAAACTTTCTGTATCTTTAATAACTTCAAAATCACTTATATGATTTGTTTCTAAATGTGCTTTATCATCAAAAGTCATCATATTATCATCAATAAAATCATTACTTTCATCATTAGTAAATTCATTTTTAACTGCTATTAAATCCTGTGTATTTTCTGTATCATATCTCAGAACATTCACACGAGGTACTTTAAAATCTACTGTGTTAACAGGAATGTTAACGATTCTAGGTGTTTCGGCACTTCCCACTATACCCATTTTGGATATTTGTTTCATCCCTGCGCCAACTATTTCTCCTGCATCTATACCATCAATAGTTGTAAACTTTCCTGTTTCCTCTGAATAAGCTACTAATTGTTTATTTTTCTTATTAGTAACATCTATATCCTCTAGCTCCTCAAATTTTGTAATTCTTTTATCTATTATTTCCTTTTGTATTTTCTCACTTGACCATCCAGTTTTATTGGAAATTACACTATCATCTAAAATTATATCCTTGTCCAAAGTTACATTAAAAAATTCACTCATTAAGCCACCTCCTATTCACTAATAACTAAGTGAAAATCTCTAACTGCAAAATTATGATTTTCTACATTTTTAGTTATTTTTACATATATACCTTTACTTTCACGCTGTTTTATACTATCTATAGTTAAAGAGTCTGCATAATTTATACCATCGAAGGATAGTTGTATTAAATCATTACTAGGTGTTTCAGTTCCTATTTTAATATTGTTATGATCCTTATCCCCTATATTTTTAATTGTTATTAATTCTTCTAAATCTTGGAGCATAGCCGGACTAACATTAGTTACTACATTTCCATGATAAATTATTTCAAAATTATATGGACTAAATACCCACATATCACCATATTGTAACTGAAGAACATCACTAGTATATATCACTTTTCCATCCCTATCTTTAAATATAAAATATCCACTCATGTTGCTATCTATAAATACTTTACATTCCATATCTGAATTAAATAATTTAGTTTTAATTAATTTGTTATCTAAATCATATAATTCACATAAAGTATTTTCTGGAAAATTCTGAATAGTTACATAGGGATTAACGTAAACCTTGTAATTATTTAATATAAAATCTTTATTACTATACTTCATAAAACCTTGCTTTGTAAGTGGCTCTATAAATTCCATGCCACCTATATTTATATAACTTTTACCATCATTACTTGAATAAGCTTGTATATAATTATCTTTCTTAAGTATTTTCCAATATCTATTTTGTTCATTTGATTTTAAATCCTTAATACCAAAAATATGATCGCTATTCCCTAAATAAAGCATGGAATAATCCATATCTTTGATATTACTGAAATTTTCTTTTTCAACTTCAATAACAAACTCTTTATAATCAAATTTTCTTTCTATTTTATTATTACTTATTAATTTCAATTTACCTGTTTTAATATCTCTAGTTACATTACTTTCTCCTGCAAAATCAGAAAAAGAAGAAGCCAAGAAAAAATTTTCGGCTTCTAATAATCCATTTTTGACTTGTATAAGTTTCATTAAGATCACCCCTAAACTCTAGGCTGCATTATATAATCATATGGTACAAACTCAACTATTTCTATGTCTTTAGTTCCTATACCATTTGCCAATAATGTATGTGCTTCTTCCAATGCATCTTCATAACAATTAGTAGCATAAGATGTCAATTCTGCTCCATTTTGATCTGTTTCATGTCCATATGGTAATTGGGCTAAAGTTTTATTTTTTAAAACCCCCCACATCTTTTGTCTAGTTTTTTTAAAATCTATTGTGCTTGTTAACATACTATCTACCTCCCCAATATATTTTTCTTTTCAAAGTTTTGTACTTCTATCATGTAATTTCTTTTACCCTTCAGTTTATCTAAATCTCTCATAATATCACCATTAGTTGCTACTTTTTTAAATTCTCTTTCAATATCCATAGCTTTTGGATTATACCAAATTGGAACTAAATTAAAATAATGCTGTTTCATATAATCTATTAAATTAGCTATGAGTAATCCTATGGCTTGTAATCCATTTTCGATATTACAGAAATATACCTTTTCAGCTTCCCATCTAATCCATCTGTATGCTCTAATATAATCTATATTTGGATTTGATGTATCTAAGGTATACCAATCATAGATCAATTCCATTATAAATTGAATGGCTTCTTTACCTGTACATCTTAACCAAGCTTGTGAATTCTTATGCCATATCATTATTAAAATATTTGTTAAATCTAACATTATTTCAATACTAATTTCTATAGGTGGAATATTATAATCTAATCCCCAATCTTTTCCCCATTCAATAGGATGATTATTAAATCTTAAATATTCATAATCTAAGTTATTTAACAGACTACTATTATATATATAGTCTTTATTAGGAACAATTAGTTTATCCGTTGGGCCTGTAGGTTTTAACCACCACCATCTTTTGGTTATTTCAATAAACTTATTTTTATTAGGTGTATATATTTGTCTTATAGCTTCATTATTTAAATATTTATTACTTTGTCTATAAATTTGCCATATACTTAAATTTAATAGATCTATTTCTATCTGCTTATAAATATCAATTACAGGGCTATTACCTAAATATTTTTCATTATGTTTAAATATATTAGTTGTATATTCTCTATCTAAATATCTATTATTATATTTAAATATATCTCTTATAGCCTGTCTATCTAAATACCTGTTGATACTTTTATCTATAAATTTAAATACATCTTTATAAAAATATTTTTTATTATGGTCTTTGCATATTTCTTTATGTGCTATTTTATTTAATGCATTTTTAATTCTATATTTTTCTATATCCTTTAGAGCTATATTATACATTAACATGGTTTTATAATTTCTATCTATATCTTTTAAATCTAATATTTTTAAATTGTTTATACTTGTATCTATATCTATTCCAATTATAATATCTTTGTTTAGCATTGTTTTATTACTCATTTTAGCTGCTTCTTTTAGATTGGATCTATCTATAAATCTATATTTATTTTTATTTATATTTTTAAATCCATGTTTCTTAGCAAACTTCAATTTATCTATATCCATTTCCTTGCAATAAATCCTATAAAGATAATATCCAATACTCTTTTCTATATTTATATACTTCTCTAGTTCTAAATTATTTAAAGATTTATCTTTAAGGATTTCTTTTTCTACTATCAAATTTGTATATATACCTTTAGATTTATTAAATTGTAAGTTTTCTTTATCTATAGATAAATTCATTAAATTATTATTCTTATTTAGTTTTAAAATTTTTCTTTCCAACAACCTATTTTTATGATATATAAATATATCCTTGTTTTTGCTTGCATTAAGTTCCATATTGGTTTTTATATCTATAATCATATCTTTTGTTTTATTTAAAGATATACTGTTATTTTTCTTTATTTCTTTACTTCTTAGCTTTAACTCTTTTCCAAGTTCTTTTTTTATTTCAGTAATTTCCTTAAATATATATTTATTCTTTTCTTTCTCTATATGATCTTTATGTTCCTTATAAAATAATTTTTCTCCTTTAAATTTATCTATTTCACCCATTGTTTCTTTGTAAAATAATTTTTCTGTAGTTTTTACTACTTTTTCTGTAGTATTATATATAAAAGTTCCACTAGAAAAAGTAGTATCCCCTACATATTTAAAACTACATAGGGGTATTTTATGTAGGGGCATTTATACCACCTCTCTTATTTAGTTGTTTTATAACATCTAATAGCAATACAATAATTTATATTAGCACTATTATTTAAGAAACAATATGGCGCAGTAATTTTAAATTTCTTATAATATTCTTCTTCTGCTGTATCCTTCTTATATGCTAATCTGTCAGTATCATTTATTGCACTAGCATCACCTACAAGTACATTAATCATTTTACCTCTTTCCATATCAACTGGATGTACAAGTGTTATATCTGAGAATTGATGTTTTTTGTGATTATATCTACTTCCTTCTACATTGCATTTATCCATAAAAGGATTAGTAGCATAAAAAGCTGGATAATGTGGTTGATATGGCATACCTATTTTATTAGCTATCATACAAACATCTGTTACTCCTGTTGCAGTTCTTTCTCCATAGACCTTTGAATAATTAGGTTCTATATCAGAAGATACAGTTATACCAAAATTATATTTATCATCTGTATAAGCTGAATCCTCTACTGGTTTTAAAGCTCCAATATAAGCATAAGATGTAAGATAGTTTTCATAAGGATGAACATCTGCTGATGGATCTCCACGTAATACTAAATTTATACTATCTTTAGTTACATTTATCCAATATTGAACTGGTAAAAAGTCTTTTATTTCTGGCTGTAATTTTCTATACCATGCTAATCTATAATTATATTCAGCTTGTATATTCTTAGATATAGTTAAATCTGTTCTATCTGCATTTAATTTATCAGATATTTGTAACTTTATATTATTTATAGAATTACTTTTAGTCATGGCACTAACATAAGTATTATAATCTTCGCTTTTATTCGAATTATTACTTACACCTGCCATAATCTCTAAAACTTCTGCATCTGTTCTTTTGCCATATCGCCCATCTCCAATGTAATAACTGTGCAAATTGCTAAAATCGACCAATGCCTTCTTTTCTTCTTTTGTTAGATCTGCTTTTTCCCTCTCTATTTTCACATAAAAATCTTTTCCATAAGTTGTTGTTGCTTTTATAATGCACTTATCATCTTGTGATCCTACTGTAAATACAGTATCTACTTTATCTGTCTTAGAGTTATCTGTTATAAGATTTATTTTAGTCCCTTCTCCTGATGATCCTATTTTATTTATACTATCTGGATAAACTAAATCCCATTTATATATACCTGAATTTTGTGTTATTTCAGTTACTAATGTTTTTACTAAGTCTTTTACACTTGAATTACCTTCAACAAAATAAAAATTATCTGTAGCCATTTTATCTACCTCCTGTTATCAATTATTTATTTAAATTTGTTATTTTTAAAGTATTTAAGTCCATTGTAAATATATCTTTTAAATCTCTATTTGTATCTAAATTCACACTAAATTTTTTAAGCAATTTATTACCGTAAGGTATATATTGATATATTTCCAAAGTTACAGGCTCTTTTAGTTCTACTCCATTAAAATTCTTTATGCTTATAAGAAGATTTTTATTTTTGTACCCTTTAACACTTATTATTTCAGGATTTTTGTTTGTTTTATGTTCTGTATAATCAAAATTAAGATAAAATCCATCATATTGTCTATTACGATACCAAACTTTTTTACCATCTATCTCGCCCTGCAAATCTATATCTGCATCTGTATTTTCTTCCCAATTCATTACTACCGCTATATCCCATTCATTATCTATATCCTCTATGCCTGGTGTAATACTAGAATCTTCTCCATCTATATACTCTAAATCCACCATTGTTTGTCTACTATTACCGCTTAAATTATGGAAAATAAAAGAAATAGGCGTATTAACATTTACTTTATAGAATGTATTAAAGTATTTATGCTCCCCTATTTCCTTAGTTGTTGCATTATCTATTATTTTGATTTTATTAATTTCTAAGCTATATTTATCTTCCTTTTTCCATCCTGTTTGATTAAAATGTAATCCTGTAATATATATATCTTTATCAAATCTAAATTGTCCAGTATAATCATTTTGTATTGCTGGGATATCTAATAATATACCTTTCACTTTTTGAATACCTTCAATTTTCCTATATATAAAAGCATCAATTTTTTTCTTTAGCCCTTCATATTGTACACTTGGTAATAAATCTTTTAACTGTTGTAGTAAATCTTGTATATTGTTGGTATTTATCTCTGGATAATTAGTTCTTATATTATCATCTATCATACTTAATAAATGATTTTTTAAATCCTCTGTAATTTCTTCAAAATTAATTATATATTTAGGTAAGCTCAAATTAAGCACCTTCTTTATATTCAAAAATTGGACTTGTATCATTTCTTGGATAAACTTGAGCTGTTTGTGTTATGTTTAAATAAGGGTTCTTAATATTAAATTCATCATAAAAATGTAATACACTTTGATATAATTCTTCCAAAGTTACAATTCTATTTTTATCTTTATCAGATTTCTTAGTTTTAATGCTTTGTGTTAATGCCCATGTAAAAGCTCCTGAAGGATTAGGATTTCCATTATATCCAGCGCTCAAGTCACCAGATGTTTCTGAACCTGCACTAGCTGTTAAAACCTTATATCCTTGTTTATTTAATGTTTTGTCTATACTTCTAAGTTTCTCCTCCACTACAGCTAATGTATATGCAAAATTTTTATCTATAGCAAGTCCACTGTGGCAAGTATCAATAAATATTACTTTAGTACCTTTTATATCATCCAGTATTGTTTGTAATTCATATACTGTTATTATGTTATCTTTTGCTACTAAAGCAAACTTATCTTCATATACAGTACCATGTCCAGACCAAAACAAATAACTAATATCATTATCTTGTGCATCTTGAAAAGTGTTTTTTATTAAATTTAATGCTTCTGACTTAGTCTTATTTTTTGCAACTATATTTTTTGTAAATTTAGCACTTTGTTTGTGTTCTTTAAATAAATTAGACATATTGTCAGCATCATATGTGCAACCCATAAGGTTATTAGCGCCTTGTAAAGTATATTCACTTTCTCCTATAGCTAAAAATCTATAGTTTTTTTCACTAGTGGTAGGTGTAGTAGGTGTAGTAGGTGTAGGTAAATTACTATTTTCTAATATATTAAAATCTACCCATAAAACTTTACTAGTTCCACTAATATTATTGTAAATAAATTTGACTGTACCATTTATAGGATAAAATACATTTAAAAATTTATGTTCACCATATTCTTTAGTGCGTACACTTTCAAATAATTTATCATTACCTACTTGTAAATCCCAGCTATCTTCAAATCTCCAACTAGATTGAGAATATGTTATACCTGTTATTTGTCCATTTCCCTTAAATTCTATTATATGCTGTCCTTTTACTGCAGGAATCTCTAGCATTTTCCCATAAATTTTCTGTGTGCCTGATATGCCTAAATTTCCACTTAAATTATCTAACTTTACCCCTAAAGCATTTAACGCATTTATTAAATCATTATAATCTACACCTTGTATTTTATCTTTAATTTCTGATAATAAATTTTCCATATCTTTGGTAGAAAAGTTTATATTGCCTATGTCAACTTTCACACCATTTTGTAAATAATCTTTAATAAGATCTGATAGTTCATCAAAGTTGACTACATAGGAAGGTAATCCCATATTATTGCCACCTCCTATACATAATCTATTGTTTCTAATTTACCATGATTATCTTTAATTAATTGTATTGTTTTATTTGTATTATTAGGGTACGTTGTTTTAATTCTATATACCTTACCTTCTGCATTTCTAATTAGTTCTTCTTGCCATTGCATATCTGTTCCACTAGCATATATAAACTTATATGCCTTATTATTACTATCTCTAATTATTCTACATGGATATTCGGGTAATTCCCCAGTATATTTTGAATCTTCATTTGTATTTATTTGATTTTTGAAATTTCTTTTTCTTAATTCTTGATCTAAAATATAGACTACTGGTTCCCTAAAATTTTTATATCCCATATGTGCCATTTTAATCACCTACTATTGTTTCAATCTTCCACTGCCTATTTGGATACATTGATCATACACTTTTGTTTTATCTCGCATACCTTGTAATTGCAATGTATCTACATATGTGTCAGCATTTATTTCTGTACTTATTCCTACAATTAAATACCAGCCATTACCTCTTTGATTATTTACTAATTTAACTACTTGTCCTAAATCAATATTAGGTATTCCAGCTACTGGTACTACATTTAGGGAAGTACTCTCTCTCCACATATCTAAAAATTTATATCCTGCTACCTTCTGTTTTAATAATGGAGTACTAGCTAATGGATTATCAATTATATCTACCCATCTTTCACCATTTAAATAACTAGTCATAGCTTTAGATTCAAAAATAGAATATTTATCATTACAACAAATCTTTAATATATTTCTCATTAAACTGGAATCTCTGCTAGCAGTTTCACTAGATAAATTAGTATCAACAGATAAAACATAATCATGGTGATTTGCTTCATGATTTGATTCATTATAAGCAGGATATTGTTCTTCTAGTATTATTGCACCGTTTTTGTTTGCCCTTATTCTAGCATACATAGTTTCTACCAAATTACCAATTATATCATTATACATAGTACCTATTTCACATTCTAATTTAGATACAGTATAATTATTTCCTCCACTTCTTTGAAAACTACATTTAGCATCTGATACAACAGTAGAAATTATATCTGCTGCGGTTTTATTATAAAATTTTAATTCCTTATCACATAAATTTAACATTCTATAATACATATCATGACAAGTCATTTCTATTGTTTTATCAAGTGTATTATAATCATATTTTTTAATTACACCTGTGAATTGAAGTACATCCTCTATATAAATTTTTACCTGTGCAAAATTATCTATTATCCCTTGTGTTCCTCCTGCAAAAATAGCAGTAGGTAGATTTTCATATTGTGCTGTAATCGTAGCTTCAGCAGTAGGCGTAGTTAAATTTCTATTTATTTTTACTGACACTAAACAATGTTCTAATGTTATTTTATTAGCATCACCATTTTCAAAGGCCTGATAGCCATTTTTTTTATAAAATTCTACTTTACACTTTGTCATTATCTTTCACCCATCCACTAGCTTCATGATTACATAAAAGCTCTAAATTTATATAATATATATCACCTTCGATAGGAGTATCTATCTCAAACTTATTTTGTAAATATCCTTTATATTGAATTCCAAATTCATCTATAAATATAAATCTACCTGAATAGTTTTTTCTAAAGTTTAAAAACTTAGTTATATTACTTTGTGTCTTCTCATCATTTTCTCCTTTTATATTAAAAGCAACTGTAAATTCAATAATGCAATCACTTTTAATATTTTTTTCAAAATATGTGTATCCTTGTACAGTTCTAATACCCTTGCGAAAATAAGCAGGACGAGGTGGCTTATAATTAGTTATTACGCCACCTGTATTTTTTCCATCTTCATAAAGCAAATCTACTTTAAAATCTTTTATTCTATTTAAGTCCATATAAGCCACCCCCTAATCTCTCAATACATCATTCATAAATAACCCTGTCATAACATTTTTCATAGAACTTTCTGTCATTTGTTTAAATTCATTAGCTATCTTATTAGCCCCTTCTTTATCTGCATTTGGTATAGTTACATACATTTTTATATCCTGTGTAAGTCCCATACTTTTATTCATGTTATTAGGTCCATATGGAGATGCATAAGTACCACCATATGCTCCACTAAGTGACATATTATTTAATCCATTAAAATTTGGTCTTACATTTCCTAATCCTTTAATTTTATTAGCTATACCTTTAAATTTATTATTTATGGCGCTCTCTTGATTATCTATACCTTGTATAAGACCTTCTCCAATAAAATTACCGTAATCAGCAAATACACGTGATGGAGAGTTTATTCCTAATAATTTTCTAAATCTACTAGATATTTCACTAGCTAGATTTCCTATTACCTGTCCTACTCTTCCAAACATAGCTCTTATACCATTTATAAGGCCTTCAACTATATTTCTACCTATGTTGAAAAGTGCTCCTGCTAAATTACCTAATCCTCGAAATATATTAATCCAACCTTGTACAATTCCATGTAATATAGTTCCAACACCTCGAAATATTGCTATACATCCGTTTATTATGTTGTGTACCATTCCACCTACCCATTGAAGGATTCTAATAAATCCTTGAAATGCATGAATAGCCCCCTGTATGATTGAATTTATAACTCTACCTATTCCTTTAAATATATTTGCTATGAAATTTCCAAACCGGGTAGCATATTTTTTCAAAGTATCCCAATGTTTAATCACTTCATATACTATAAGTCCTATTGCTGCAATAGCAACTAAAATTAGAAGTGTTTTTGAAGTTATTATGGTCTTTAATAATCCAAATATTCCTCCAGCTTTCTTTAATTTACCAAATATACCTATCACATTATTTATAGTGCTTACAAGTTTACTAAGTACTGTAAATGTTTTAGCAACTCCGGCTATTGACACAATTATTATTGCAATAGCGTTTTTTACAGGATTAGGTAATTTATTAAATGAATTCATTAATTCTACTGCTTTATTAGCTAGCTTTGTAAATATTGGGATTAATTTATTATTCAAAATAGGCACCAACTGATTATTAAATATCGGTATTAACTGTTTTACTATAGATGTTTGTAATTGTGCAAAAGAATCTTGTACTTTTTTTATGGAAGCTTGTATATCTTTTTGAATTTTTTCATAATTGCCCTTTGCAATATTAGCAGGGCCCTTTTTTGGGTTCTTACTCTTTGCTTCTTCAGCAAGAGTATTTTTCATACCAGTTTTTAGAAGATTTTGTGCCGCAGCACTGGGTTTCTCCATAGATTTTCCTATTTTGCTTAAAGTTCCTGCTTCTTTGGTTAATGCTTCTTGTAATTTTTCAATTCTAGTTTTTTCTTCCTCAACTTTATGCACAAATATTTCTAATTCTTTTCCAGCTCCATTAAGTGCTGTTTTAAATTTACTAGTATCTAATGTTAAATGAGCAACTGCCTCTCCTACATTTACTGCCATGTTTTTTCTCACCTCCCATCTTTGGGAATAAAAAGCTTTCTAACTTCATTTAAATAATAGTTCAAATTTTTTATCACTTTAATTTCTTATCTTCCATATTTTTTATATTTATTATTTACTTTTAAATTTATATAATATAGTTTTAATATTTATTTATGTTTAAAAAGCAAAAGGTTAAAAGCTAACTTTTATTATTGGCATTTAACCACTGAATAACATCTTCATTATTAGTTTTATTTGTTCTATCTCCATCTATAAACTTAGGCTCTCTAGCATCTTCTTTACTAATCTCATTTAATATATAGACACAGGCCTCATCAAAGCAAAAGGCTTCATAATCATTAGTCAATCCTATAATTTCACTAGGCCTTTGTCTATATTGTTTACTTATTGATATTACACTCAGTATTCTCTGACTCTTCACGAAAGGAGTCTAATTCACTAACACCTTCCTGTGTATAATTAAACAATGCTACTATTTGTTCATCTGTAAGCTCTAATCCTACACTTTTTAAATCTTCTATAGAAGGTTCTACAAGTGCATTCTCAGCCATAATATACATAACGTCTGTCATTTGTGTTAAGTCAACATTCTCTTTCGAGCTCTGTTTACCATAAAATAATTCCTCTGCTGCACTTAATAACTTGTTAGGTACAACGCCTTTTCTTACCAAATTTAAAAGAGATACTCTTTTAACTCTAGCATTAAAAGGTATCCCTTGGGCAAATTGTGGTAACTGAATTACTTCACCTTGAGCTACTTTTTTTAAATCTTCTATATTAGTTACTTTTAAATCCATTTATTATACCCCCACTATCTAATTTTTATTGTTTTAAACTCTGTGGATAATGCTGTGGTTTTACCACTTCCATCTAATTTATTTATTTCTTTAGCTTCAGCAATATAAACTGTATCTATCACTAAAGAATCAGGTACAAATGTTACTATTTTCTTAGTATCATCTATAGTTACATTTCCATTTACTCTAGAATTATCAGATTTTCTTTTTATAATAAAATTTTCTAAGTTAACATCATCTTGATTAATTTGATTTGAAAAATTCCACACTACTCTATTAGTTATACTTACTCCTACATCTGGATTGTTATTTTCTACTTTTCCACCTTCTACTCCTATATCTTCAATTGGAGTAGATTCTCCTGGTTTTTCTGTATTATTATTTTCTTCTAAGCTATTTAAGAATTCTATTTCTACAGGTCTTTCGTTTCTAAATGGTATACTTTCAGCCTCATATGAAGATACTAAAAATTTTCCATCTTGAATTTTATATTTAGCTGGCTTACCTTTACAATGCTTATACACGAATTTAACATATCCTGTAGTTCTAGAATAATCTTTTTCCTCTGTGAATATTTCCATTGTGAACGGATGTCTTTCTACTGCTATACCAACTTCTGTTCCGCAATATTTATTATCTTGTATAGTTCCTCCATCTATTAAAGCCATAGTTTCTATATTAAATAGATTGTCTTTCATTTTTAACTTGTAACCTATAACAATATCATCTGTTTCATTTATTCCATAAATTTTATTTTTAATCCTTAATATATCTCTTTTGCCCTTACTGTTTATAGGTTCTATATCTATTTCATTACTTGTTTCTATTGTATGTTTTGTATTTGTCACCTCATCAATAAAATTAACTTTCACAACATTAACTAAAGTTTTTCCATTTGTCATTAAATTACCTCCTTAAACTTTTAAATTGTTGGTATTCTATGCTTGTAGTATAAGCTTGTACATCATAATCTATAATGCTTGGTGTTTCATTTCCTGTAGGTCTAAGATCTTCTATCTTTTTTAAAGCTTCTTTTAAATTTTCTACATAAAATTCCATGGTAGAATATTGATCCATAGGATTATAGACTATAATATCAAATAGTTTATACCCAGATATATTTCCAATTAAGGCATGAACACCATTTTCTTTTATAACCACATAGTTTTCTGTACATTTGTTTCTCTTTTGTCCAGGAGCATACACATCATATCCTAATTTTTTTAAATATAAATATACCTTTTGCCATAAAGTTTCAGGTACAGTATTATTTATTATGTCTTGCTGTATACAATCTCCTGGAATTTTGTAATTAAATTTAGACATTTACATCACTTCCCAAATAAATTACTCATCCCCTTAAGTATCTGTGGACTTAACTTATCTATAGTTGGTTTTAATATTGCATATTTTTTATCATTACATAATTCTAAAAACGGATAGCACTCCATATTTCCAGAAACATAAAAATTGCATTTATCACCTTCCCACTGTTTTCCACCTTTAATTGTTTCAGTATCCATACCTGATTGATCCTTCCATGGTGCATTTTTCTTAGCATACTCTTCCATATTTTTCGCAGCAATATCTGCATACATGCCTATGGATATTTTAGATTGCATTTCGAATTCTGATAAGCCATCAATAACATTACCTATATTTACTTCTAATTCACTCATGCCATCACACCTTATTTAATATCATATCAAATACTAGGTTTTGAATATTTCCTGTATCAATTATTTCATACTTAGTTCCATCTAATATAAAATAATCATCTTTTTGTATTTTAGAGCTTACATGATTATAAGTAATTAATAATTTGTCATTATATAAATTATTAAATTCCAGGCCTTCCATAGAAGTTGTAATTATATTACTATTATTTCTATAATAATATCCTTTTATGGTACATACATATACTTCATCTAGTTTTTCTTCAAAAGCATTTTTACCTATTCTTAATATTTTTATTTCTTTTAATAAGCCTTTTTTTTCTAACTGTTCATATATATTTTTGCTTATTTTTCCTCTATTCATATTAGCCATTAACGTTCATCAACTCTTTCCACAGGAGTTTGATCTTTTAAAATTTTCTGTTCTTCTTTGAAATGCTCTGCTAGAGTTAACCAATAAGCTCTATTACTTTGTAATTTTACACCTGCAACTTCTATACCATCATCTGCAATTGCTTTCAGAATACACCCTTTATAGCTTGATTTTTCTACATCATTATTATTGATTTCTAGTAGCAATTCTAGCTCTTTATCCTCAAAATAAGGATACTGTTTTTCTTGTAAATTAAATTTCAAAATCTCTAAAGGTGTTCTCACTTTTCTCACCTTCCTCAGTTAAATTTTATTTGTTTAAGGTTACTAATTTTTCTGCAAATATTTTTAACAATAGTTTAATCATTTACTTAGTCAACTTATTACATAACCTTAAATCATCCTCATTATGATAAATTATTGAATATAACTCACCCCCTATGCTTACTGTACAACCTTTAAGTTTTCTTGAAATAAATAAGCATTAGATTTTATAAAAGTCTTAATTTATAACTTTACTTATAAGAAGTTATAAGAATTAAAACTTATTTTGCAAATCTAATGCATTATTTAAAGATGATAAAATTTTCAGTCCAAATTATTTAGTTTTTTAACTTATTCTTAAAAGCTGTAAATTTTAATTTGATTTCATAATATTCATTTATTTTTTAATGAATACTTTGCAGTTGTCTTATACAATAAAACCTCTGCTATTTTTATAATACTATTATATTTCATTTCAATACTTTATTTATCCCAACTTTGTCCCATTTTTGTCCCAAAATATTTTTATCCGATGACTAACCGCCCTAATACTCCCATCTTTTTCAAAGTGGGAGTAAAGAGCGGTTACGTCCCTGGATAACGATTTCTCCTAAAGGATAACGACTTCTAAGGAGTAAAACTCCTAAGAATTCTGTTAATAAGCTTTAGAGGGCGTAAAAACTTCCTCTGAAGCCAAGAACTCTGTTTATACTATAAAGTTATTCAATTGTGCTACACGTTCTACTAATTCATTCTTTTTTCTATAAGCTGTGCTCCTTGCTCTTCCAAACATTTCTACAGCTATCCAATCTACACTTTTATTTTCTCCATACTTAAACTCTATAAATTTTTTATTTTCTTCATTTAGTGATGAAAGGTTATCCTCCATTACGGATATTTCTTCTTCTATTTCTCTTATTTTATATTCTACTTTTCCTTTTTTCTTAATCTTTTCTCCTAACTCTATTTCTAATCCTTCTATTTGCCTTACTAACTCCCTCTCCGCATAGCTTGTTCCATTACTAGAGGTTTGTACTATTTCATCATATGTTCTACTTCTAGATTCTTCTTCTAATGTTACATTATTATTTTTAATTTTATCCATTATAATTTCTATTCTATTAGAAAGATGCTTGACTCTATTTTTTAGTTTATCCAATTCTTTTTTACTTCCAAAATACCTATATAATCTTTCTTCTGTTCTTGTATATAATTTTTTATCTAACATATCTAACCTCCTATAATAATTCTTTATTATTATATTTTCTATAAATACAATGCTATTTTTTTATATCTTTAAATATCTTTTAGAAATATCTTTGGATTTAAATTTTATATACTTTCTTATATTTCTTTATTATTTTTGTTTAACTTATATATCATTATTTCTTTTCCCACAATATCTAAAACTTTTTGCATGTCTTTTATTGTAAAGTAATGCTTGAACACTTCATCCGTCCATCTATTTTTTCCAACTCTTAAAATTTCTAATTCCTCTTGATATTTGTCTAATAAATTCATACTTTCCTTTAATAATTCTTCATAATCTATGCTTTTCTTTACATACTCTTTTAATAAAATCTTTAATACTGCATTTTCTTCTCTAAATGACTCTATCTCTTCAAAAACTTTATTTTCTATTTCTTTAACTAATACAGTTGACATCTTATACCTCCACCATACTTAATTTTTTATTATATTCTTCAAGACAATCAATATTCTTATTTTAATAATTCTTTTAATATTTGTGTTTTTTCCTTAGCCTTTTCTTCTCTTATATTTTTACCATCATTTAAGATCGGAGTACACATTTCTAAAATTCTATAGTATGTTCTTTTTTCATATCTATTTTTAAGCTCCATAAGAGATAAATTTGTTGTAATTATAAGTGGTAATCCATTTCTATATCTACTATCTAAAATATTATAGATTTTAGTTCTAGTCCATTCTGTATCCTGCTCTGTCCCTAAATCATCTATTATCAATAGATCTGCATTATCTAATCCTCTTAATACATCTTCTTCTACTTCTTTCCCCCATTTTTTATATGTATCTTTAATTCTACTCAATAAGCTATCTGCATTTACACATATAACTGGTAACATTTTTTCTATAATACAATTTGCTATACATGCCACAGTATAGGTTTTACCATTTCCTGGGGAACCATATAATAAAAGTCCTACAGATTCTTCTTTCATGTTCTCAAATTTTTTAGTATATTTACTAGCTATTTTATACATTTTGTCGTTACCTTTAGCAAAATCCCAGTTTTCAAATTTACTATTTCTAAATTTTTCATCTATTAAACTATTTTTAATAATCCTTTTTAATCTTAATTGCTTTTCTTTATTTATTTCTTCTTTTTCTTTTGCTATTAAAGCTTCCCTTTTACATTTGCACATTACAGGACCTTTTATACACCTATTTAACCCTGGAATATAAGTAATTTTTTCAATAGCTTCTCCACATACAGAACATATTTCAACTCTTTCATTTTGACTAGCAATATTATAATCCAATTCCCTGCTTTTTAAGGTCTTCTCCAAAGCTTCTCCTACTTGTTTCATATACCTCGCCTTCCCTCCATTTCTTACTTATCTCGTTTTTCTTTACATCTTGTGGTAATTTATATCCTTTATTTATCCAGCTTTCCAAAATTGACATTGTATATTTAAAACCTTTTATTTTGCCCTGTTCCTGTTCTCTTTTTTTTGTAATATTTAATGCATATATTAATAGATCAGTATAATCTTCTTTAGCCATAACTTTTAATACTTGATTTAAATAAGTAGCACTTATTTGCCTATAAAAAGTATTAAAATATGCTTCATTAATTTTATCTAAATTTTTTCTTATATCACTCTTTCTATCTTCTTTTATTTCTATATCTATATCTTCTATATCTATATCTCTGCCGTTACTTAACGTTTCATGTAACATTACACTTTTTTTATTTTCATTACTTCTACAGCTTTCACCTTTGGTTTCTTCCTGTGGTTCTTTTTTCTTAGCTCTATGTTTAGCTACCCTTTGTCTTGTTTGCTGTCTAACTTTCTCCATACCTTCTATGTTTTGATGTTTGGACCAGTTAGTTATTTTTATCAATTTATCTTCTTGTATTTGTATCATGTCAAACTCTCTAAGTACTTTTAATGCGAATCTTAAACTATTTAATGGTCTATTAAAAATTGTGCTTAACATTTCTTCTGTATATGGTACATTATCATTTAGAAAAATATATCCATTTGAATTTGTTTTACCTGCTTGAACTAAAAGTCTTATCCAAATGTAATGAACAGTATCTCTTTCTGGCATAGCATCTATTAATTTTATTTTTTCGTCATCAAACATATTAGTTGTTATCTTTATCCATTTAACTTCTGCCAACATATCACCACTTTCTTTTTTATCCATAGTATACAAAATAAAATATTTCTATAATTAAATTAATCCATAATTTATATATAGTTTTTTATACTTGTCCAATAATTATTGGTTTACTATGTCTACCACCACTTCCATAGTTCTTGATCAATTAATTCATTTGGTGTAATTTTTAATGTTTTACATAGATTACAAATAACCTTTAATCCTGGATTTTCATATTTACCTTCTTCTAATTCTGTAATATAACTTCTAGCTATTTTACTTTTGCAACTCAATTTTGAAATAGATAAGTTTCTTATTGTTCTATATTCTTTTGTTTTTATTACTGCCACTTGAGGACTCCTCCTTAGGATTTATTCCTCTCAATATTAAACTATGGATTTCTAAGTATTCTTAAAGTTTACTATTTCTTTTGAAAAAAAGTTCGTCTATGGTAGTCTCAAAAAAATCCGATATAATTTTGGCCTCATTTAAGGTAAAAGGTTTTTTGCCATTTTCCTTAAAATTATAAGTATTTAGAGCTACTCCTATTAGTCTTGCTATATCCTCTTGTTTTGCACCTTTTAAGCATCTATAAGCTTTTAGTTTTTTTGCTGTTGCCATAAAACTCACCCCCTTAATAGTTGTTTTTAAGTAAACTATAAGAATACTATTTATATTTTTATTATAGTCAACATTAAGAATACTTTCAACTGTATTTTATCATTTTTCTTTAAAAATATTCTTATAGTTTACATCAGTTTTAAAAAGTCAACATATGGTTTATAATATAGTATAAATAAAGGGGTGAAAAAGTTGGCAGAAATAAAAGATAGGTTGAAATGTGAAAGATTAAGAAAAGATTTAAATCAAACTGAATTGGCAAAATTTCTAAATGTATCAAAACAAACAGTTTCTAATTGGGAAAATGGTAACAGAATTCCTGATACTCTTACCTTATCTAAGTTAGCTGACTTCTTTAATTGCTCCGTAGATTATATTTTAGGAAGATCTGAAAATAGAAATGGCATAATTTCTAAAGCTAATATAGATGGAAGTAATTACGAATTTGAATTAGATAAGAGCATATTTCCAAATGGCATAACTAGAGAACAAATGATAAATTATATTAAGGAATTAGAAGAAAGAAATAAAGAATTAGAAAAAGAAGCTGATTTATCTAGAAAATTAAAAGAAGCTGGCTTTGATTTCAATCCAAATAAATAAAATACACTAAAAATTAATTATCTGAGATTAAAATGCAGATATGTAAAGCTAACAAATATATAGAGATTTCATGATGTTATGTTTATAACTACATGTAACTCGTATATGTTTATTAGCTTTTTATTTTGTCTAAAAAAGTAAATACTTGTCCTAAAATTCTGTATACAGACAATTACATTTCCAGAATAAATATGTAATAATTTTCACATAAAGTAATTTAGTTATAAAAACTTGCAAATTTTATTAAAAGATATTAAAATATACTTGAACACATGTTCGATTTTGAGAAAGGAGTCTTAATTTATGTTTAATTTTAGTGGGGTATTAAGTATAAAAAAAGATGGGGAAATAATATATGAGAAAAAAGATACCTTTACACTGAATAAAGAAAAAACTTCTTATGAAAAATTCACTGAAGATAAAATAAAATTAATTCAGGAAGCTAATGTATAATGTAAAAAATATATCTAGACTAATAAAAAACATAAAGCTATTATATTCATGGATTCAACAAAAACAATTTTCTATAAAACATTAATAATTTCTATACAGTTAATTGATATATTAAAATAGCATCCTAGGCATAACAATAGATCTATCTATAAGATTATAGTAAAAATTAGCAAAAACGTATTAAATAAATGCTATTTTGTTTTCATAATTATACTAACATAAAACAAAAGACCTTGGAAAACTAATCCAAAGTCTTTAAACATGTTTATATTGGTGCCGAAGGCGGGAGTCGAACCCGCACGAAGTTACCCTCGACGGATTTTGAATCCGTTATTTTATAGTTTAATTAGGCTTAGCACATTTTAGCAACTCCATACAATTAAGTAAAATCAACATGTTCATATAATAACATATATTAATATAGTTTAATAAGTTTTTTTAATTTTAATACTCCCACTGACATTCTACTGACATCTTACTGACATTTTACTGACCCATAAATTAATATAATTAGGATTCCTATATTAATGTAGATTTTCAATTAACAACTAAGGAGTCTTAACTGGCTCCTATTTATAATTTTAAAAATATTACATATATAATTATTAATATACTACCTGATACGCATCCCCATTTTATAGAATTTTTACTACTCTTATCTTTTTTATTAAAAAGTTTATTGCCGACAAATCCCACAATACAAGACATTATTATATATTTAACCATATGTCCTCCTAATTTAATGGTTTAGGTAATTTAGTTATGAATTTAGCATAGCCCTTTTCATATCTTATTAAATTTAAACTATGGAATTGTTTTAAATTTAATAAATCCTCAAGTTCATAAGGCTTCATTTCTTCTCTAAGTTCTTCAAAATTCTTTTTATCCGATCCTTGTAATAACATATAAGAAGCTCCACTGGCTTTAATTTCATTCTTGAGTTGTGGAATAAGTTGATTCATATAGTGAGCTGATATAATAATTTTAGTTCCAAATTTTCTCAATTGAGATAATACTGAACAAATAACATTTTCTGCAGTAGGTGCCTGATATAATTCATCATAAAACACATTACATCTAGAAGGTTTTTCATGAAGTGCTCCTCTTAACTTTGTAGCCAATACTATTTTAGAAGTAAAAAAAGTAACAAGTACGTTTTTGACCATTTGATTATTAAATGAATCCTCTGGCATCTTAATAAGAATTACCTTACCTTGATCCATAGCTTCAACAAAATTTATATTGTTGCTACAACTCATATTAAACATATATTTAAGGTATATATTTTCTTGAATAAGATTTACTCTATCTAAAATTCCATCTATCTTACTTTCTTTTGTCCCTACTATTTCTCTGCTTATTACTTCTTTTGTCTTTTTATCTTTTTCTTCTTTAATATCATCCAATTCCTTTAATGTAGTTATCATATCAGAAAAGTAAATTTCACCATCTTCACTCAATTTATTTATATGGTTGATATAATAATCTCTTTTTTTAAAGTCCTGTAGACACTTTATAACATCACCTATAGAAGTATCATCATGAATATAAACAAGATTGGCTGCTGCGCTTAAATACCTTCGCATTTTACTTGTTAAAGGTAATCCATCAGTATTTATAGCATCTATAAAAGACATTGTCTGCTCTGCTTTCATATTAGCCATTTTAAACATTGTAAATTCATCTTCACCTTCTGATTTAACTTCATTAAACCCTAGTCCTTGAAAACATTCTTTCTTAGATAAATCCAATTCTATTACATCTTCTTTTCTTACACTTCTTTTTACTGTATTAGCTAATTCACAGTTTTTAATATAATCTAAGATTATTACAGATTCTCTTTTATCATTTGCATTTTTACACATATTTGCAATAAAAGTTGTTTTCCCTCCACCCTGTGGACTTAATAACAATAATGCTAAATTACCGAAATTATATTCATCCCTCATATACGCTTCATATTTCTTTCCTTTATAGTTTGAAGTCCCTAAATAAACATATCCACTTTGTAATTCCTCTGGAATAGGATGTTCCAGCACATCTATTTTCGTATTAATCTTAAATCTTTGCAATAATTCCCTTCCTGCAATTTGTATTAAATTATTACATTCTAATGTACTCATTCTATTTTTATCAATTCCCTTAAGTTCATAATCAGTTGGATTTATTTTTATTTTGTTTTTAATCTTTTTATATTGTAGCGAATTGTCTTGACCAATATTTTTATAAGATTCTAATACCGCAAAAGCATTGTTTTGTTGCCTTGACTTGTCTTCACTAACGCTGGACACTAATAACTGTGTGTCTAGCACTACAGCGTTTTCTTTTCTTCTTGTTATAGTGGAAAGATTACTAAGTTTGTCAATCGCTGTAATAGCCACTTCTGTATGTGTTCGAGGTGTCCCATCACCAACAACATCATTAAATACGTCAAATAAAAAGTCTACAAACTTTATTGCGGCTATGCCTATATATTTAAGAATTACCATAAAATCTAATTTTTCTTTATCTATTGGAAAACCTGCTTGTATTTTCTTCATAGTTTCCTTGTAATTACCTTTCCACTTACTTTGATTAACAGGAATAAAATTATACAAAACGTCTATCTTATCTTCTTCTTCCATAATATCTATTACGTTCAGTATGTTATTCAATGGATCATTAGTCTTTTTATTAACTTTTAAACTTAAAGCGTCTTCTTTTTCATAATACAATTGGTATTTTAAAGATTTATTAAATTCTTTTTCATCCATTGGTATAGTATCAACTTCTTTTACAGTTATTCTTTTCCATGTTTCTGTACACTTTTCTATAAATAAGTTTTTATATAATTTAGGTACTACCATATAAAAAGTACAATCTTCTTTAGTAATACTAATTTGAAATAAAACCTTTGCAGGCAATTTATATACAACTTTAAAACCTTTATTTTTCACTTCTTTCATTATTCTCTGATATGGCATCCTATACATATTCGCTATTGTTTTAGCAATAAGTTCAGTATCATAATTACGATTACTTGTATCTGGTGTAATATGCAATACTGAATATTTGGGTTTTACTATTTCAAACCAATCACTCATTTTATAAGTTTTTTCCTTTTTTAAAAAATCAAACATAGTTTTCTCCTTATAAAGCACTATTGAACATCATTATTATAATGTAAGTTATAATACTTCCTTTTGCCCATAATTTGCCCCTCTTCCAACCTATAATGTAAGCTATAACACTAAAAAGACATATAAACATACATATCCAAAAGCTATTTTTAACAACACTCATCCAAACAACCGCTGAAAATTCCTTAGGGTGTTTTGTGTAATATATAAAATTAGATATAGATTCAAAGAAAGCTTTAGTATTGGCATTAAATTCATTTATGCTTTTAACAATTTCAAAATTAGATATATCAAAAGGACTAGTTATATTGCCTTGTAAAAATTCTTGTACGCTCATTTGTTACCTCCTACATAAAAATACTTCTAATTAATTGGAACCCTTCTGGTATTAAATAGTTCATTATACATATTAAAAATCCTGTTCCTACTTTCTTCCATGTTCCTTCGCCCTTAACTGCCAATTCCAATAGTGCTTTAAAAGCGTAAATCATAGAAGACCAGAATATAACAGATTGAGCTATTCCCACTAACCTCCAACCACCTTGATCTAATTTCGCTATTCCAGTTTTAGGTACTGCCATAACTTTTTCTGCATACATCAACCCTCCTAATGTAAAAGCTAATGTATTGTATAATTTATCTCCTTCTTTTAAATAAATACCTTCATCATTAAGTTCTTGTAACATTGTAGAACTTAATTTTTCAATCTTAGTTTTATTAGTTTTTTTAATAACTTTTAAACCTTCTTCAAATGTATAAACTTTTTCTTTATTAAAAAACATATAAACCTCCCGAATAATATTAATTAAATTGGTAAAAATAAAGATATAATTTATGAAGGGATTTGATATTAATGGAATTTTTATTTTTTTGTTCTTCTACTTATGTTGTTCTAGAATTACTTAAAACTATATGCTGTAAATAAATATTAATATATTGTAAATAATTTAGCTTTTAATTAAAATCAGTAAACTTTTTAAAAATTATTGCATACACTGCTAATGTGTAGCGAGTGTTAAAGAGTGATAGCTCATTAACCGAGTGAAATATTAAGCAGTGAATATGGGATAAGTCTAGCCTTCTGGCAGGCTTTATTTTTATTTCTTTTTTATAGTCACATAACCTCACCTCTTTAATAAAATTCCATAATATCCATTGTTATAAAAAGTTATATTTTTTAACACTTATGTTACTACAACAACATTTCTAAATTCATTATTTAATCCTCCTTAGATAAGATTTCTATCGGTAAGGTGCCTTTTAAAATGTCCTTAACTACTGCACCTGGATTGCTAAATTTTAATAATTTACCATATAGCTGTAATTCTTTTACGTCAGTTTTCCTAAATTCTAATACTACTCTTAACCTATCTGCCATCATTGTCACCTCCTGTATACATTTAATAATCTTTTAAAATATAACTGTATACAATGTTTAAACTGTATTCTTTGTTGTCTTTTAATATATCCTATGCATCATTCTAGGAAAAGTTTCCTACTTTTAGAAATATAATTCTATATCCGATATTTTTACGAGTATTCGATAATTTAAAATAAAAAAAGCACCTAATCTGAAAGGTACCAAATGTCTTCTACCTTTAAATTAAGTGCTTTAGCTATAATTAATATATTTTCTATATTCCCTTGTATTTTATTTGCTTCTATAGAACTATATGTGCTTTGACTTATTCCAAGCATTGCACAAAACTCCTTCTGATTCATCAAATATTCTCTCATCCTTATTTCTTTTAGTCGATTTTTAACCACATATACCACCCCATTCCAGTATATGTAAATATTCTAGAAATGTGGTTGAAATCCTTTTTATTTTAATAGCATGTCCAATTTTTATTGCTTGTAAATATAATATATTCTAACAGTAAACATTTAACTTTCTCAATCTCACTACTAATGATTCATTAACATTTATTACTAGTTTTATGCTATTTGAGATAAGAACCATTAATCTTTTCCCAAGATTTATAAATACCTTATCTATTTTAAATGTAAAGTTACAATTGCTATCATTAATTTTTATTACATTATCCTCAAATATTATATTTCTTGTATATATATATCCAAATTCATTTGAATTATAAGGATAATTTCCAGTATACTGCCACCCCATAAGCGAACTAATTGTTATTTTTAATGGTCCTTCTATTCTTAAATTCTCTTTTAATAAATTTAAGCAGTCATTTATAATTTTATTATTAAATATTTTTTGTTGTAATTCTCTTTGTTTTTTTATTTCTAAGTATTCTTCACTTTCTTTATCATCTATCATTTTTTCTCTTTCTTTTGCTTCAGGATCATATTGATTTAGAGTTTTAATATAATCTTTTATTGTTGTCCTCGGTATATCGTATAATAATCCTATATCTGAGAAGTCTTGTTCTGGTCCAAATGACATATGTAATATTTTTTTTATTGTTATTCTTTTTTGCTTTTCTAAATCTCTTAATTCTTTTATATCATCATTAGTAACAACTTCATCTATCATATTATCTATATCTTGAAAAATAACATATAAGGACTTTAGCACCTTTTCCACATTATCATTATCTATTCTTTTATAAACTTTTTGAGCACGCATTTTAAACATTTTCTTTCCAATTTGTTTTTCAATCCGTTTTGTTGTTTTTGTATTTAATACAAGTCCTGAACTTATGAATGCATTAAAAGCTCTATTAATTAATTTCACTGGTATGTACTTGTTAAATTTTAACTGTAATAATAATCTAGCTTGTTCTTTACTTCCAATATAGTACTTATTATCATAAAGTGAAAATAACTTATAAAATTCATTTACAAATTCCTCATTCATTATTTTTATTCTCCTAATTTAATTTATTAACTATTATATTAATTTAACATTTCTATAGCTAAAATTATAACAATTCATGTTATAATTTGTCTACATATAGCTATTTTTAAATTAGGTATATAACTATTCCTCATATTTTTACTATACATAAATAGGTAGGATAACTAAATGTTATTAAAGCTATATATAACAATGTTTATACTATATTTAAACATATAACTAAGTTTCAAAGAGCACCTAACTAAAAATAAAAGTACAACTTTATAGTAAATAAGATTAAAAAAACAAAAATAAAAAAAGAAAGTAGCTCCAATTAAGTAACTACTCTCCTTTGTATTTTATTTAGGATGGTAAGTAATATCTATACTATTAACCTTCTATATAATTAACAATATTCCTTTAAATAATTTAAATTATTACTATATGTATAATAAAAAACAAAATACATCATCAAATTATATAAAAACTCCATAAAAAAGAGCCCTATTTATTAGAACTCTTATGAAACAAGTAGATGTATATAATCTATATTTAAGTCACAAATAATTTTTAATTGAATATAATATAAATATATATAAACGGCCTACTTGTAAATAGTGTGGGTGTCTTAACTGACTTCCTATTAAAAAGAACCCTGGAATAATATCCAGGGTTTTAATATGATCGAGTGTTTATGGATTAAGCATAGTTGCGAACTTAATTTATATCATTCTACATATATTACATAATTCCTTCATACTGATTAAATTTATTATACCTGGATATAATAAAAATAGGCCAATACGCAGCACCAATATATGGAAAATTCCATGCAAAAAGAACCCTAATAAATAGGGTTCTTTTGTTTAAATAAGGAGTTTTATGTGTAACATATAGAAAACTATTATATTTATGATTCTACATGTGTTAAAAAATTCCTTTAAAATTAAAAAATAATAGCTATAGCATAAGATATTATTTATCTATATGTAACTATTTTAATAATAACTACCTACTGGGACATTTTTTACTAAATCAACTTTCAAATTTATGTGTTTCTGTACTAAATTTTTATACAACTATTATAATAAATGAATATCAATAATACACATGTTATTTTTTAACACGAAAGTTTTTCTCCTTTATACTAGCATTATATACATTCTAAATTAATATATTTAGAATATAGGTTTTAAAACTAAAGTTACTTAAAATTTAACTATAAAAGGAGGAAAATTAATGAATTTAAAATTTAAAAGTGTGTTTTCTATTTTTATTACTATAATGATTGTATTCTTATCAAATTCAATAGCATATGCAGAAGATACCAACGGAGTTTCTTCATATACTCCTATTAGAGGAAAAGTTTTAAAAGTTATAAAAGAATATGATGAAATTCAAGGTCAAGGCAAAGAATCTGAAAAACTTAAAGTACAAAATTTACAAATTGAAATATTAGAAGGAAAATATAGAGGTAAGAAAGTATCTATAGATAACCACATATCTACTTCCAAACAAAATGGTACATGCTATGCAAATAATGATGAAGTCCTTTTAATCGTGGAACCTGGAGAAAAGGGAGAAATATCATCTGTAAGTATTTATCAATTGGCAAGGGACAAGTATTTAAAATATTTTTTAATAAGTTTTTGTATAGTAATGGTTTTAATTGGAAGATGGAAAGGAATAAAATCTTTATTAACCTTAGGTATTACTGTATTTTTTATTGTGAATGTATTCTTAAAATATATTTTAAAGGGATATAATCCATTCATGATTTCTATTTTTGTATGTATATGCATTACTACTGTCACTTTCGTAATAGTAAGTGGCATAAACAGAAAAACCATATCTGCTATATTAGGAACTACTGGTGGGGTCATGATTGCAGAACTAATAGCTGTCTTTGTAGGTAATTTATGCAAAATAAATGCCATAAGTTCTGAAGAAGCCCAGGTACTTTTATATTCTAATCTAAATAATCCATTAAATTTTAAAAATATTTTTTTTGCTACAGTACTTATAGGTGCTTTAGGTGCTGTAATGGATGTAAGTATGTCTATATCTTCTTCTATGAGCGAAATAAGAGAAGCTAATAGAAATATAAGTACTGCAAAATTAATGAAATCAGGCATGAATATAGGAAGAGATATAATGGGCACAATGTCTAATACTTTAGTACTTGCCTATGCCAGTGGTGCAACTTTTCTTATTTTAAGTTGTATGGCCAATGGAGTTACTTTATTAGATATGATAAACCAAGATATGATAACATGCGAAATAATAAAAACCTTATCTGGTAGTATAGGCTTAATATTCACTATACCTTTTACTGTTATTATAAGTGGTATATTAGATAGATAAAAATCAAAAGCTTACTTGAATTACATATTAAATTGTGTGCATAATTTAATATGTATTGGTTAATCTTGTTATAAAAATATGTTATACATAAGGTAAAAGGGCTGCACCCATTTTTGAGCACAGCCTCTTATTTTAAGTTTTATTTATTAAAATATGTAATATATTTTCATGAACTTAAGCATAAATTTCTCCATTAATTTATTAATTGTAGTATCATTTCCTTTTTAAGCTTATACAAATTTAATTATCTATATAATTACTCCTAAATTTAATAAGAAATCCCATCTATCTCATCATTATTTTTTTCAATGGTAATTATAAGTTTATGAGGAAGGCAAGCTGCTGTCTCTCCAGGATTTTTTAACACTCCTGACTTTATACAAATCTTATTACGGCAATTAGCTTCTATAAATCTAATAGATCCCTTATCTACTTCTATAATATTATAACCTCTATAGCTACCTTCACTATAGTTAATTCTGAATTGTCTTTTTTCTTTTACTTTAGATAAATCAATTCTTTCTATAACTTTACCATCCTGTTTTATTACAGCTATGGTTTTTTCAGATTTTGAATAGAATTTAAAGAAAATTACACTTACTATACTTAAAACCAATAATGTAGTAACTATATACATTACTATTTTGTCGCCTTTTTTCATTAGAGCACCTCTATTAAATCAATATACTACATAAATCCATATACTACATAAATCCATATAAAGAGAGTCCTAGATAATAAAATAAAATTCTTTTTATAAATAAGGCGGTTCTCGCTTATACTATAGAGAATCTTATATTTTATAATTCTATATACTAAGAAAATCAATCTAAAACAAAAAAACTTACATCAATATAATTTTAGTTATATCAGTAGTTAGATATGACCGTGTATAAATATGAAAAAAACATCCTTTCAATGAACCACCCTTTAAAAACATTAACATTGGGAGTCAATTAATATATCTAGCTTGTTTTTATATTGCTGATTTTTTTCATATTGTCTAGTTTGTTCTGGAATCCCAGTATCTTTATTATAATCAGCATGTGCTTCTTGAATTAATTCCATGAGTAAATTTCCATACTGAGGATCACATTCTGTTATTTGCTGAGCTCCCATGCAGGCCTGAGATAGTATTCCTAGTGCTTCTTGTTTACTTTTAGCATTTCTTAGTTTCTGTTTTAAAGATTCATTTTCTTGCTTTGCTGCTTCTGCTTTACGAAGCATTTCAGGATTAACACGGTTTATTAGTTCTTTTTCCTCTTCTGTTAATTTTTCTCCTCTTGCAACCTTTCTAGCAATTGCTTCAACTTTTGCTTGTTCCTCATACACCTTATTGAGGTCATCCAGATAAAGCATTCGATCCAGTTCTGGATCTTCTTTTCTAGCTTTATGAACTTCTTCTTGTTCTTCTATACTCTTGTTCTTTTTATTATGTAGATTAAAAATGTACTGAAAAGTTACATTTCCTTGAATTTTCATTTTTTAATCCTCCCCTTTGCTTAAAAATTTAATATAAATAGCTTTATAATTATTATATCGGACGTTTAAATGAATGTTATAGTAATTTTTATAAAATTTAAATATAAGTGTTTTTATTAATTATATTATATTAGGATATAATAAAAATGACTAAAACATAGCACCAATATATGGAGAACTCATGCAAAAGAACCCTAATAAATAGGGTTCTTTTCATTTATAAAATATATTAATCTAAAATAATTATATAATTATTTTAATTTTTTTTAATTGTAAAAGATGGTCTTAAATCACTATATTGACCATAAGTAATTTTTCCATCATGCGCTAATCTTCCAACAACAATACAAGGATGAACTCCTATTTGTTTAGAAAAAGATATTATTGATTGTTTATTTGAATACCCTAACGAATTAATAAGCTGTTCATATGAATCTTGCGGTATTAGCCATTCTCTTGCGCAATTATCTGCTTGATCTTCAATACAAATTTCACTAGCTTGTTCTTGTAAATGAAACGCTTTTTTTTCATGACATAAAATATGTGCTATTTCATGAAAAAAAGTGAACCAAAATATATCAGCACGTGCACCTCTAACACTTAGTTGAACTACTGCCTTGTTTGGATTTACCCATTGAGTAGCTCCACATGCATAAGTTTTGGGAATATGTGGTACAAGTACAAGTGCTATACCACATGAAGCGCATAATTGAACCATCTTAGGATAAAATTCTTTAGGATTTTCCAATGTTAACTTTCTAAAATCTGGGATAAGCTTTCTTAATTTATTTTTATTGTACTTTTCAGTATATATTTTTTCTCCATCAAGTTCTCCTTTTCTTAACCAAACTGCAAGCGCATAGGAAGATGTATTGTTCCCATCTGATTTTCTAAATGCACCTGATAAAGTCAAAGGTACCTGCTTTAATGATGCCACGCTAAATAAACTTCTAAGATTTTTAGCCTTCTCCTTTGCATCACTTGTTTTATTCACCCAACCTAGCCTTGCAATTTCAGCATAGGGAATCTCTTTAGCAATTTCAATTTCATCCTCTAAATCTTTTTCTGCTTTTATTCTTGCTTTAGTTTCTTGATAATTTAACTCTAAATCATTCCAAAAACTTGCTGGAATTTCTAAAACATATTCTAGCTTTATAGAGGTATCTTGACTTATGGGAGCTTTACCATTTATTATTTCACTTATATATTTTTCAGTTAAACCTGTTCTTTTAGCTAACTCTTTTTGTGACATATTAATATCGTCTAGATATTCTTTTAAAGTTTCTCCTGGTGGTATAGCTATAGCAGCTTTATATTCTACTTTATTTCCCATGATAATCTTTCACCTCCAACACAACAATTTCTTTAATATCAAAATAATTTATTTGACTTAAATCTATACTATCTTCAAACACAGGCTCTATTATAAGCCTATCTGGATGATCTAAATCTAATGCAAATTTACCTTTCAAATTTGATGATAACGAATGGCATCTGCCAATTCTAAACTTTACCATAATTCCTAATGAATCTGCTGCCTTTAATTGATCTAATCTTCTAATGATTAACCTTGCATTTTCTACACCATATTTTTTTATTAATTTTTTCTCATTATTAATAATTTTTTCTAATTTTTTACTTCCTATTGTTACTTTCATTATATAATATTATCCCCCATCCGTCAATTTTTATTAACCTATTTGGTTAATTTTTTTAATTCAAAAGTAGAAATATATTTATATAATTAGTCCTATTATAAATTAATTACATTTTTTTATTTTACAACAATAGTTTACCTAATATAACATTTTTATTCAACCAATAAATATTAGTTTTTAGTTCTAATCTAGCTATACATATAAATATACCTATAACTATCCTTTCAATCTTATATAATAATAAATTTTGTAATAATACTATTACATACATTACTTAGATTTTAATCGTGCAAAATTCGCAGTATATTATTAAAAATATTTACATCAAAAAATAAAAAAAGGTGGTAGTTTCTTTTAAGAAACTACCACCTTTTAAAATCTATTTTAAATTCCTAAATAGAGCTTTCCATGTTTCTCTTCCCACAATACCATCTACAGAAAGATTACAATCTTTCTGTAGTGCTTTTATAGCTGTTACTGTACCATCTCCAAACACTCCATCTGCTCCATAAGAACCAACTGGATAGCCTATATTTATAAGCATTTGTTGTATTATTTTAGTTATTCCACCTCTAGCACCTTGCTTGCAAACAGGACTTGCATTTAATGTTGCATCTCCTACTATACCATCTACAGATATATTACCAAAGCCTTGGTCATTTATTTCTTGTTGAAGTTCTTTTATTAAATAATGATTACCATATATAGTTGAATCAGAATTACTTGGAGTTGAAGGTTTACTGCTTGATCCGCTACCACTTACAGTTTTATTACATATAGCACTACCTATAAGACTTGCTATTTTATTAATTCCTGCATTGTTCCATATATCACAATCATGTTTATTATCACAAAAAAGAACTTCAATTAAACATGTTTCTCCTTTAACTGCTCTAGTATCATGATACCCTGTATTATGTTTTACACCTCGATTTTGTAAGCCTAAGCTAGCTAAATTAGAACATACTCTAGTTCCTATTGCATTAGCTGTGCTACTATTTGAACTATAAGTCCAACATTCTACACCATTGCCTTGTCCGTTTGAAGCGTTCATATGCAATGGAATATATAGATCACAATTATTAGCATTACATTTATTTGTACCTTCGTTTAATTCTCCATTTACACTACTAGCATTACTATTGCAATCAATTACTGTATGTCCTTGTGCTTCTAGTAATGGTTTAAGTTTATAATATAATTCTCTTACACAGCTTTGTTCATCTAAATATCCACTTGCACCTTTACAGTTTGGAGAATGTCCTCCTCTTAATCCTATTATCATAAATATTACCTCCTAATTATTTTAATAAAAAAAAGAACAGTTTTTTATTCTTGCTCTTTACTTTCTTTTACTGCCTGTCTAGCTGAACTTTGACCAAAGTAAAATCCTATTATTAAAGTAAATACAGAAAGAAACTCTGTGCTCGATAAATTCCCCTTAGTACTTAAAATGCAAAATACTATAGTAGTCAATAATGCTATTATCTTTTTTATCTGTAAGAATTGTTTTAGAAATTCCATTCTATTGTTATCTTCTTTCATATACTAGTCCTCCTTTTCTAATCCATCAATTCTATGGTGGGCACTCTTAGTACTCTCTTCTACTTTAATTAG